ATCGTTCTTCTGCTGGGTCGTTTCTTTTCGCGTTTGGATATTCAAATTGAAATGCTTTTGCTTTTGGTTTACGAGTTTCTATTAAATACTCAATTGTCAAGAAGCGATACATTTCATTATCTTCATAAAAAATATATTCAGAACCTTTGTACTTTGCAGAAACAGATCTCTCGCAGATTAAATCTATAACCTGAAACGGACGAACGCGATTGACTGCATAATCGAAAAACCCTTTCGTTGGATCTGGTTTGTCTAAACCTTTACTAATTCCCAGATCTTTCTTGCAAACTTCATCAAGCGCATCAATATATTCCATATCTTTATATCTTTTTGTATAAAGAGTTTTAGAGTTTTTAATAGCATCTTGTGACACGCATCGTAGAACGTAACTTGCCATAGTAGACATGTCATTGCCTTGTATGTCAGTAATACTTTCTACGAAAAAATTGTATATAATTTTCTTGCCGGATTGCGGAGTTTTAATGCTAAACGTAATTTTTTCTTCAGCGCCAGCTGGCAAAAAGTTTAACAGGTCGATACCTTCAGTTACGAAAATATCACAGGAAAGAGTGTAGTTTTCTAGAGACTCATAGACATCCATTCCCATAACTAAATGCGTAATGTCTTGTGGATTGCCTCCAGTAAAAGTTGTGATCTTAATCTCTTCAATTTCTACTGAACCAGCATCAGCTTTATATTCAGTCGGTAAACCACCTGCCATTCTCTAAATTACCTCAATGCTTCAGTCAGTTGATTGATTATTGCTTTTCTATTTTGTTTATCCACTAAGAAAATGTTTCTTTTCGCTTCATTCAATTTAAATTCATAATCATAATACGATACAGGTCTGTTATAAACGACTTCTGTCAGCGGAATTACTTGTCGATCAACAGCAACTGAGGATGCATTTACTGTCGCTGTTGTTCCTGCGTCAGTTGATATTGTAAAGTCAGTGTTTGAAGTAAAATCACCAATCACATTCTTAATATTACAAACGGTTGTGTTCGCGTAGACAACTTCAGCATATGTGTCGCCGCTTCTTGCTACTAGATCGCCAACTTTAAATGCGGTTGCCATTTCTGTATCAAAAGAAAATGACATTATTTTGTTTGTATTATATAGAGTTGGTTCTTCAGCGCGTTCATAACCGATGACGCCAGTTATATTGATAATTGGTTTCCAATATTTTTTAGGATTGCCAATCGAATCTGGATCTTCTGTTGCCACGGCATTATAACTTGGCGCCAATGCCTCATACGCTGCTGAAGAAAGAACTGTATCATCTGAATCATAATTATTTTCATAATGAATTATTTTTCTTTCCGCGTTTCTATACGATCCGTATTTTTTAGATATGTATTCATCAAAATCTAAATCCGAAAGAGGAGTATCAAAGTGCGGATCAACTATATCATTTGCCAGATATATCATCCAATCCAGATTAACACTGTCATAATAGTTAAATGCTAATTCATCTACATTTTCGTTTTGTTCCATCGTATGAGTATAAAAAACTGATAGATACTTTTTAACATTTGAAGAGAGATTTACTCTCTTCATAATATCTACTGCAGCTTGTCCTTTATATTCATTTAAAGGAAACTTTCGGAAATATAAATCTTGTCTTCTTTTAATTGGCATTTTCTATCCGTCCCGTTCCTATCCTTCTTTTGGCACTGAAAACATTTCAGATTCTCTAAATTGCATTGTAAGGAATACTGACACAGGCGCACCATCTTTAAAAAACGCTGAAGTTCCTTCACCAGAATAATTGATTGACATACTCTCAACAAAACAAGGCATATATTTATCGTATCGGTCGCTACCTTGCCCTTCTACTGTTATCTGGGCCAAGTGCGGATAAACCAAAGTGTTACCGTCTATTGCCGGAAGAATATGTTTTTTTATCGTTTTCAAAACATCTTTTAATGCTTCGGCATCTTTAGAAGACAAAGGGACTAATTTCCAAGCAAATTGAAATTGTCTTAGAGGCATTCCTTTAAAGAACACTGATGGATGCGGATTAGGAATTTGCCCCAATGCTTTTTGTATAAAACCAGAAGCACCTGCTGCACCACCTACACCTCCTCCTATTGCTGATTCTGCAGAATCTATCAATCCATAACCAGTTCTAGTTGCAATATCAACCCCACCTTTAAATGCGCCTTTTAAAGCTTCTCCTACTATATCACCAACATCTGCTTGGTTTTCGCCTCGCGCTAATGCTGCTTTTTTCGCGTTCTCAGTAACCGCACCCAATTGAGAGGCGATTGCTCCTGTCGCTCCAGTGTCAATTGCATCATATGAGATGTTAAAATCAGTCTGGAAATTTTCAGGTAATGGCAACAAAACCATCTCGGCATCACCTTTGCTGCCAGGAGTCTGCGCATCGTCTCTAGTAACTTTTTCAAATTGGATCTTTATATATGCTTTTTCTGCTGCCGAAGCGATGGCCACCGGAAATGCCGAACCTCCTGGTGCACCTTCTCCCATCGCTGCTTTCTTCGCAGCACTCTCTTCAGCAGGAGAAGTTTCGGATTGTTTCGGTGCCGAGACAGCAGGATCAGCGGGAGTAGTTGCTTTAGAATCTAACGATGCTTTGTCTCCAGCAGCAGGTCCGACAATTGTGCTTGTAAGAGATTGCACCTGACTAGAAGTGAAACCTGCAGATTCTAAACCACCACCAATTGTTGATTGTAGCGCGTTCGTTCCCGAAATGGTATTATTGGTGTTCTGTAAAGAAGTTACATTAGAACCATTTGTAGATCCTGGGGAAGATGCGTTCGCACCCGTTACTCCTGACTGCGCAGGATTAATATTGGTTGGGGATTCTCTTTGAGCGGAAACTTCTACTGGTAGTTGAGGCATTGTTTTTTCCTATAAATAGTGGAATGAAAACGTACAAAGGTATATTCAAACCACAGAACCCAAATAAATATAAGGGCGACCCATCTAACATTATTTATAGGTCTAGATGGGAATTAAAATTAATGATGTATCTTGATCGTCACCCAGACGTAAAACAATGGGCGAGTGAAGAATTAATCATACCTTATCGTTCGCCGATTGATGGCAAGATGCATCGTTACTTTCCTGATTTCTGGGTTCGTAAAATCAATCGCGACGGTGCAGAGGACATCGTAGTGATTGAAGTGAAACCGAAAGCACAAACAGTTGAACCAAAACCGCAGAAAAATCTCACTAAGAAGTATTTATACGAAGTTCAAACATGGGGTGTAAATAAATCAAAGTGGATTGCTGCGGAGCAATTTTGTAAACAAAGAGGTTGGGATTTTACTATCATGACCGAACATGAACTGGGAATAAAATAATTGGCAACATATATATTTCAACAAATTGCGAAAGAAGGAAAGGCAGAAGGAATTACTGCTGGAACTGACGAAGCGAAGGATTGGTTTCGCGATCGTGCAATGGAAGTCAAACAAGTTAATGTGCGAAAAGAAGTTCGTAATCGCGAGAGACTGTATAATAAAATAGTCCCAACTGATATTGGTCGAATGTATCACTTCTTCTATGATCCAAAGCACAAAGACACCCTACCATATTATGATCGTTTCCCGTTGGTCTTTGTGATGGATAGATATAAAGATGGATTCCTTGGAATGAATTTACATTACCTTCCTCCAGTATTCCGCGCAAGGTTAATGGACAGGTTGTATGCAATCACAAGGAATGATGCTATTCGCGAATCTGAGAAACTACGTTTGTCCTATGGATTACTGAGTGCCTCGGCGAAATACAAATACTTTCGTCCTTGTGTCAAAAGATATTTAAGCAATCATGTTCGTTCTAGGTTTTTATACATCCCTGCTGAAGAATGGGACATAGCACTAATGCTACCAACCGAACGATTTAAGAAGTCTAAGAAAAATTCTGTTTGGCGAGACTCCAAACGATTAACTAGGAAATAAGAAATGGCATTCAGCATACAAGACATGAAGGGGAGTTTGCAAAGCAGTTCGTATCTTATGGCTTCGCATTACGAGATGATTGTTCAACCCAAAGGTGGTGGTGGTGGTGGCGAACTTTTAAAGATCAGGGCAGATTCAGTTTCTCTTCCTGGTGTTTCTTTTGCTTCGGTTGATCAATACAAACCATTCGCGACAGGAAGAACTTATAACATACCGCACTCATTTACCCCTCAAGAAATCACAGTCAGTCATTTAATTGATACCAACAGTGATGTGTTAAAATCTCTGATAGACTGGGCATCATTTATCGTAGACTTTAAAGGGGAAACTTCTGCCCCGTTTACTGCCAACTATTTTAAAGAATATGTTTCTGATGCTACAATTCTTTTATATGATAATGGCGGTACTCCAAGAAAAACTATCACATTGGTAGACACATACCCGTCTACCATCGACCAAGTACAAATGTCATGGGCAAGTTCTGATGAGATAGCAAGAGTGAATGTTTCTTATCAATTCGTAGATTATACTATTAGTTAACAAAGGTGAAAATATTATGTTACCAAAAAATGCAGTTCCAACTTTTACATTAAAACTCCCATCAACAGGCGAAGATATTCTCTACAGACCTTTTCTTGTCAAAGAAGAAAAGGTTATGTTAATTGCTAAACAGAGTGGAGAAAGAATTGATATTATCAACGCAATCAAAGAAGTCATTTCTGCTTGTGTACTTAACGAAGGTTTTGATGTCAATCAGATTACTACGTTTGACATGGAATATCTTTTTATTAAACTTCGCGCAATGTCTGTTGGTAATGAAATAGAGTTTACTGTTGAAGACAGTACTGATCAAACAACATACAATTTCAAACTTGATCTGAATGAAGTTGAAGTGACGTTTCCAGAAAATACAGACAAACAAATCCTACTTGATGATAACCTTGGAGTGATGATGAAATATCCAACGATGGATTTATCAGAAAAACTCGAAGGAGTGACAGAGTTTGTTGAACTTGGTTATGAAACTATCAGGCATTGTATTGATTATATTTTTGATCGCGAAGAAACATACGATTGGAAATCAGCAACCAAAGAAGAACAGGGTGAGTTTCTGGACACTTTGAATGCAGAAAATTATCAGAAGATTAATGCTTTCTTCAATCGAATGCCTAGAATTGAACACGTGTTTGAATATAAGAATGCGCTTGATGAAGACAAGAAAGTTTATTTTAGGAAGATAGAAGATTTTTTTCTATTGGGCTGAGTTATATGAATCTTCAAAGTTTCTATAAAATCAATTTCGACATGACTCAGTATCACAAATTTTCTTTATCCGAAATTGAAAATATGATACCATTTGAAAGGGACATTTTTATTATAATGTTAGAAGAAAAAATAAAGAAAGAAGAAGAGCAACGTAATCAGAGATAATTAAATGGCAAACCCACTAGCAGCAATTATCGCAAAAAGAGTCGCCGGAAAGGTAGCAAAAACCGCTGGTAAAAATGCCGGAGCAGGAGCAAAAGCATCTCAGGCAGGAGCAAAGGCGACCAAGTCTACTGCATCAGCAGGAGCAAGTACAGCAAAAGCAACGGCAAATGCTGGTCGCGGTATGCGGGGTGCTGCTAAATCTCCAGGAATGTTCAAAAAGTTTTTAGGAGCTGGTGCTGTCGGCGGTGGACTTTTTGGACTCAGTTCTTTGTTTGACATGTTTTCTGGAGGAGACGATGAAGCAGCGGCAGGCGAAGCAGATACTGGCGGTGTTGCTTCTACTCCTATTCCTTCTTCTACTGCAACCGCAACTAGCACAGGATTAATGTTATTTGACTTTGCTTCAATGTTAGATAACAAAATGTTACCAGTTCCGAAACTCCCTGAAGTAGTCATAGATGAAGCAGATCTTCCATACGTTGACGCGACCTTAGATGCAGATGTTGCTATTCCGTATGATATAGAAGAGATGTTCGACAAAGAACGTGGTTCTTTAATTATCCCAAGAGGAACGTATCTTGATTTTTCTTCTGATAAAATAAAAGGTCTCACGGCTGCTGTTCTTCGTCTAGCAAAAAATCAAGACTTAATTAATCAACAAATTGGTATACTGAATAACAAAACTGCTGCTTTAGAGCAAGCAATAGAAACTGCACAAGATTTAAATCGCCGAGCAATTCTGGATTACAATCGTCAGCAAGACGAAGAGGCACTGGAAGACGGTGCTCCTGGAACAGATAAACCTAAAACTGGGTTTATTGCAGAAGGTGTAGAGGCAGCGAAAACAGCAGCAAAAGTAGGTCTTGCTGCTTTGGGTCTAGGTGCTGTGGGTGCTGCTCTTGCGGTTGGCGGCACTATACTTGGAGATTGGTTGGATGATCCAGAACAAGAAGCAGATCAAGCATATCAAGATGCCCTTGATTCTGGTGCTACGGAAGAAGAAGCAGCGAGAGCATATCAAACAGCGTTGGAAGCAGCAGAAGATGAAACTTGGGCA